AAGTGGGTGTGTACATTAAAGGCTATAGAGCAAACGATCATATAGACGCATTATGGGTTGATGATATGATATTGTTAAACTCAAATAAGAGATTAAAAAGACACAATAAAGGTGCTGCTCATATTACACTATCACACAAGAAAGGTTACAAACAAGGTGACGCTAATACTATGTTTACAAACCCTAAAGTAAAAGATAAGAGATACGGATACGTAGAAGGAACTATAAGATATATTGATTATGACAAAAGATAAATGGTTAAAAGTTAATAGAGAGTCGTTTACTAGAACTCTCAAAGGATTTGAAAGACCTGATTATACATTAGATATAAATGGTCTACCAAGAGATTCTATACCTACAAGTGATAGAATATCTGGCGTATGTACTAAAGAGTCAAAACCTAAAGTACAACTACCCGAAGGCAAAACAATCGGCATTGCCTACAACAAGGGTAACTACCAGATAGTTGACAAAGCCGATTTTAAAACAATGGGAAAGAAAACATGATGAACGAGATGTGGAAAATGAAAAAATCATTGTTATATGCTATTGCTATAGTTGCAGTAGTATTATTATCAATGAACATTGCAAGTGCTGATGAAAAGAAGACAATCACACCACAAGAGTTTGCTTCAAACGTTGCTGAAGTTCCAGGCAAATTAGTAAACTTTATAGGTAGTGAAGTTGAAAAGACAAAGGCATATCAGACGAAAGTTTGGGCAGAGGCAAAAACAAAGTGGCCTTGGACAATGTTAAAAGGTAAAAACAATGCTTCACAAGATTAGTGAATTTTGTAAAAAGATTGATAGTATTCAGGCTCTATCAAATAGGTTGTACAATTTAAAGTACAATAATCCTAAAACGGTAGAGCGGGATGCTGAAATCAATCACCTTATAGATGATATACAGGCTCAATGCAAAATTATAGGATCAGATGACAAGCCCTACGATAAACCTTGATTTTACTAGGGTTTTAGGGGGCTTGACAAATAGACGATTGTATGATAGAATTAACACATAAACTAACAAAAGGACTTATATAATATGATGACAAAAGAACAAATTTTTGAAGAATTTAAAATTGCAAAAGAAAAAGATATTGCAAAATCAACAACAAAACCACCATACGAAAACGTATTTAAAAATAGACTCAATCTATTGAAATCACATAGGGATGCTAAGAAATCAAATCCAAAGGCATACAGACATTTAGATATTAATTTTGATAATCTAATACTTGCCTACTCGGCACCTGTACCTGTAGATCATTTCTATAAAACAATATTTGGTAAGACACTTGCAGAATACGAACATGATAGAAGAATTGCTGATCTTACAGAAAAACAAAAAGAAAGAGAAGAAGCTAAAAAATTAAAAGAGAAAGAAGAAGATGAAAAAACTGTTGTTTCTATTAACTAGTTTGTTGTTGCTCTCTAATTGTACCAGCATGAATCAGTCCACTATTGGTTCTTCAACCACAGCGGCTGTTGCTGGTACAGCGTGTTATACGTATTTAAGTGATAATCCTGCAGTTGTGGCCACGTGTGCTGTTGCAGGTTCATTTAAAGGCGCTGACATTATGAATGCTGAAACAGACGATCAATTAATGACTAGGGCATTTGTAGATCATTTAGACAATGCACCTAATAGTCCTGGTTTTACTACATGGATGAATCCTAAAACTAATAGTAATGGTATTATTAAGACTACAGGTTTCTATCTAAAAGGACCTATCAAGTGTGCTATGGTTGAAACTACACACGATCAGAATTTAGATAATACTAGATTCTTTGATTCAATACTATATGGTAATCCGTATAGAGCAATGAAATGGCATGAAGTGTGTAAAATGCCTGACGGAAGATGGATGTATGTTGATTAGATTATTTTTTATATTACTATTTGCTACAAGTGTACATGCTCAAGACTCATTTGAAAACACAATGAAGAAACTAGAGGCATTAGAAGGCAATAATACAAAAGTTGAATACGATAAAATACAACCTATTAAGGACCAATATTGTTTTATCAAAATTGAAATAAGAGAATTAGACAATGGCGAGATTGTTAAACAGGAAGTAGTAGAATGTGCTGACGGTAGAAAGGCATATGACGGACCTAGTTATTGGGAGTTGTTCGCTCAATTCTACTATAGAGATATGTTTACACCTGCTTATTGTAGATATTATGAAAGGCCTGACCATGCCTATCATAAACCTGGCAAAGTATGCCTTGATAAAGATGGTAATTGGGAGGTAAGAAAATGATTAGAGGTATAATAACCTTATCAATATTGTGGATTATCCTTGCATTTGCATGGGATCCCTTTACGTCAACCGTTGAGAAAACACAGGCTGTTGACAAAACTAAAGAAATGGTATATAATGTGTTTAATAATGTAAAGGAGAAGGTGAATGAGTAAAGTACTCAAATATATAATGATCGGTGTTATGGGTGTTGCACTTGCAAATTGTTCAAGTAATACCTATAAAATCAAACAAGAAAAGGATAAACAAGTCCTTAAGGTACCGTCTTGGTATATGAAAGATTATAACGAGAAAAAAGAATGTGGTACTAAAACGTTCGGCAAAGGCAAAGATAAAGTTTGTATCTTTGGTGTCGGTACGAGTGTTTCGCCAGATTTAGAACTTGCAATTGAAAAAGGTATGATGATTGCAAAGGCTGAACTTGCTGATAAAGTAAAAGGTGAAATGAATAAGAAAGCGAAAATATTTACTACTGAATTAGGTAAAAATACTAATAAGACCGTAGTTACAGATGTTGAAACTACATTGGTAAATATAATCAAAAATACACCAGTTAGAGGTTATGAGGTATTTGCACAAGAAGTAACTCTTACAAAGAATGGCTACTACAGAGCATGGATTGGTTTGAGATTACCTATGGGTGAGTACAATAAGATGTATAACTACTCTATTGAAACCGTAGTTGACGCTTTCAAACTAAAAGAAATGGCAGAAAAGGCCTATGACGAAGTAGAGGTTATTGCTAGTGAGTAGTAAAATAGAAATATATTCAAAGCCTAATTGCACCTATTGTGTAAAGGCTAAAAACCTGGTGAAGACACTAGGCTTTGAGTACAAAGAAAAGATGTTTGGTAAAGACTTTAAAACACCAGACGAGTTGTTTGAGGCCGTAGGTAAACAAGTAAGAACTATGCCTCAAATAATTATAGATGATAAACATATCGGTGGGTATAACGAGTTAGTTGAATACTTTGCTGATAAAGGTCTAGTAAACTTTAAGGGTGAGAGAATATAATGCGTAAATTAAACACCGTTATCTTACTAGTACTATTGACTATAGCAATATGTAATTCAATTGCTATAAAAAAACTTAATGATGAAGTGTTTTGGCCTGACGGCATAATGAAACCACTTAACAAATGATGGTAGATAAAAAAGATACACCTGATAACGTAATATTGTTTCCTAAAATTCCTAAAAGGAGACCTAATCAAAAGGCACAGGAATTAGACGCTAAACGACAGGAGATGATGAGATTGCAACACAATAAGGTTTATGTACAGGCAATATCTGAACAATTAACAGAAACTATGCTATTGACATTAAGAGATGAGAATATTAATATAACAAACAAAACGTTTTTAAGTGATTATAAACTATCACTAGAGGCAATCAAGTCTATGTTGTTAAGAGTTGTACATATGAAACACCCTTTACAAGAAAGAGTTGATAGGGCTGTACAAACAAAAGGTGAAGGCAAAGACATTTATGCTATCACCATTGACTATAAAAAATTTTAGATTAGGTAACCATATGAGTAACATTTATATAATTGCAAGTATATTTATCTGTCTGGCTGAACAACGATTAAGAGGTTGTAAGGCATGGGTAGAGAGGGTTATGGCCGAATGGCTGAAGACACTCTATTCAGTTGTAAGTAGGGACTATCTTCCTCAAAGATGGACTCTTCCTGAAAGCTTGTGGGTGAGTTCCAACAAGACCCACGACGGACACATATGGTTACCTAATCTAAAGAATTCCATAAAGCACTTTGGGATAGTTGCTGATACTGGCAAAGTCAGTAACTCTAAACAATGCCATACAAAAAGGAGTGAATATAATGTTTAAATCATTATTCGCAAATGACTCATTAAGAGTTGTAGCTAAGGCTAAAAAAACTGAAACTAGAGGCAGAAAAACTTTGTCTAAAAGACAAAAGGTTCTAAATCTTTTATCAAAAGGCGAGTCTGTGACTTGGAAAACTTTAAGAAACAGATTTGACCTAGTATCACCTAGAGCACTTGTTGATACTTTAAGAGCAGAAGGTAACATGATATATGTTAACCAAACTGCTAAAGGTACTTCATACAGAATGGGTGTACCAACAAAAGCGATTATCGCTGCTGGTATCAAAAAATTATATGGGACTCCGTTCGCATATAAAAATGCCTAATACTCAACGAGTATAAATAGATGTATAGGGGTAGGGAGACTTACCCCTTTACATAACAACATGAGGAGGGCATTATGCCAATGAACACATCAAACACATTTAACATGGAAACAGCAGGTTCATCTGCTCCATTACTACACGAAATTTTAGTAAAAGTAAACAACGCCAAAGACAAATCAAAGAAAATTGAAGTATTAAGAGAACACGATTCAGTACCTTTAAGACAAGTACTGAAAGGTGCTTTTGATCCTAAAATTAAATGGGATTTACCAGAGGGTACGCCACCATACAAAGAGAATGACGCACCAGCAGGTACTGAACATACTACTCTACACACAGAAGCCAGAAGATTATGGTACTTTGTAGAAGGCGCTAACGATAAACTTACTAAATCCAAAAAAGAAATGATGTTTATCCAAATGCTAGAAGGTCTACACAAAGATGACGCTAAACTTTTAATATCAGTTAAAGAGAAAGAACTGAATAAAGTATATAAAGGTTTAACGGATGCAGTTGTAAAAGACGCTTTTAGATGGAACGAAGAATACAAAACCATCGGATAACATAAATATTATAGAGTGATTCTATAAAATTCAACTATAGGGTGCATGACAGAATGTCGCACCCTATTAACCCATTGATTTATCTACATTATTTGTCCATTTTTTGCTTGTTTTATACACAGGATTGTGTTATATTTAAGTATGAAAACAACAAAAAAGGAGTTATATTATGTCTAAAGTAAAACAATGGGCTTGGGACGAAGCCGAAAACAAAGTTGACACAATTATCGGTCAGTTAACATCTGGCGAAATAGATAGATCAACTGCTAAGTCTAAAATTATGAAAGTTGACAATTTAGAATTAGTCGGAATTGATGAACACAATATTGATGAAGTTATTTACGAGGCTCATGCTAATGCGTAAATCATTTTTTATATTATTTTTGTTATTCATCTACACATGGTCTTGGTCCATATTCAATGTTGCCAAGGCTGATGATTATAACACGGCTGTTATAAGTCATGTTATATCAGAAAAAATTAAAGGCACAGATATTGATTCATCATATATTATGGAACAAGAAATAGAAAAACTTGCCCATAAATTTATGATTGATTCAGTTACTATATTACAGGCATACTTACCTCAAATACTAGAGGCTATTGCTGCTGATTTAAGATTACAACTTGACGAGAAATATAAGGAACAAATTTTAAATGGTAACAACTAGAAAATCTAAAGCACTTAAACTTAAAAGAAAACTTAAAAGAGAGCTGTCTGGTAAACGTAAATATATTACAACTTACAAAGACATAAAAACTTATTTCAAGTTATTAAATTCAGCACTATTTGATAATAAACTTTCACCTTTTGGACAAGTAGAAATCAAAGACCTAAAAAGACAAAAATGTATAGGTCAGGTTGTTGTATTAGAGTGGAAAAGAGCAGGTACTAGATTGTACAAACTAGAGATGTTACCTTCTTATCCGAATAAAAAAGATTTCTTGGATACACTAATCCATGAAATGGTACATTTATATCAAATGCAAAATTTAGGCGATACAGGTAACCACAATGACTTATTCTGGTCCTTTGAACCTAAAGTAAACTACATCGGTTTACGATTATAAAAGAAAGTTATATTATGAGAGGTGAGAAGAATCATATTGACGAGTGGCTACAAAAACAAATAAAGAATGGTATTACTATTATTGATAAAGTATTAGAGAATAATATTAATGAGTGGGAATTGTATTATACTGGTCATCTACAAAAAGACATATTAACAAATTTCCCAGGCAGAACTAGTAAAAAGATTTTCAAAGGTTATAGAAACCATTTGAATAACAATAACCTTGTGTTTATACAAAAGAAGTTTGAAGAACACGGTTATGAATATTATGTAAAGAGAGGTATATAATGAAACTATTGAAAAAACATAAAGATATATTAAACGAACTAATTAAAGGTAAAGGTTACTGGAAGACACCAACCGTACCTAAAGATTACAAAGACAAAACAAGTGTGTTAGATATACTTGTGCCATTGTACTTAAAAGGCTTATTGACGTTTCAAAGACAATATGACATACCACTAATCGGACCTAGTAACGAACACATGGTTAGATTTAAATGGTATGATGTTATGATTGATAAAAAGAAAACAATAAAAGATTTAAAAAAGGTGGTCAAAGATGGGCAAATCCAATAATTGGCATAAACTATTAGAAAAGGCCTGGTTATATACAAAGATATTTTTTGCAGTATTAACTTTAATGGTTGCTGCTTACGCTTACGGTACATACAATCCTAATCAAACAGCAAAGGCTGTAGTAAACGAAGAACTTGATCTATTCTATATGAAAAAAATAGAAGAAATGGATCTACAAGAACCTGAATTTACATACCATAACGATATTCAATTCATACGTGCTATGCACAAATGTATAAACTATATTAACTTCACATTACCAAAAGATAAAAGAGTACCCTATGAGATGATTATAGGTCAGGCTGCGTTAGAGTCTGGTTGGGGTAATAGTAGATTTGCTGTAGAGGCAAATAATCTATTTGGTATAAGAACATGGAGTAAAGATACTCCACACCTCTTACCACAAGGCATAACAAAATGGCCAGGTTGGGGTGTGAGAGCTTTCGCTAGTAAATGCGATAGTGTTAAAGAATATGTAAGGTTGTTAAACAACCATAATGCTTACAAAGATTTTAGGGAGTTAAGACAAAAGATGTTTGATAAAAATCTACAACTTGATTCTTTTCAACTTATTAAAACTTTAGATAAGTTTTCTACTACACCAGATTATGACAAAAGAGTTATAAGAATGATAAAGAAAATAAGAAAACTAGAGGAGAACAAATGACGTTAGAGCATGGTATATTATTGGGCTTCATAGGATGCTCAGTAACGGTTGTTGGTTTCTTTATTGCATATATGATGGCAAGTAAGCACGTTATGAAAAAGAATAAACCAAAAGAAAAAGGTCCTGTTGCAGACCTTATGAGAACGATATATGGAGAAGATTCTCAATGAATTATGCACAATCAGAAAATCACAAAAGAAACGTAAGAGTTTTAGCAGAAGGTGCTCAAGGCAAAAAGATGACACGTAAGGTTGACTTATGGGAATACGAGTCGCTTGCAGAATGTATTAGAATGGATCAAGTACCTGCTGAAGAAATTGCAGAAATATTTACTGATAAAGCGTACTATAAATGGTATA